CTCAAAATCTCTCCCCCCGCGCGTCAGATCCGGATCCGGTGGCGCTGTCGACCAGGGGCCGGTACACGGTGCCGGGGCTGGCGGGTATGTGGGAGATCCGGGGGCTGTCTACGCGTGGCCAGGGTTCGGACGGCAAGTGTGAGCTGTCGCTGTACCGGGTGGACGACCCGCGCCGTGAGGCGCTTCACGAGGTGCTGTTGCGTTCGTGGCTGAAGGACGACGGTCGGACGCGGGTTGAGCTGCCGAGGCATTGGGTCGACAACGTGGTTGAGCTCGTGGTTGAGGCGCTCGACGAGCTGCCGTTGCCGGTGGGTGTGGTGCGGCTGGCCGACGTCGAGGCGCTGCTGTGGCGTGACGCCGCGGGGGTTGAGCACATGATCGACCCGGGCGAAGTGGTGGTCATGCTATGACCGTTTATCCGGGGCGGGCTGGTGTGCAGGTGCCCTACGTCGAGCGGGTCGTCCGTGAGGTGATGTTGGCGGGCGAGGCGGTGCCGGTGGTGTGGGAGGTGCGGCGCAAGACGCGGCTCGAGCAGGCCCGCGACTGGGGCCGGTTCGGGCCGGTTGTCAGCGAGCGGTGGGTGTGTCGATGAGGCGGGCGTGGTGGGCCGTGTTCGAGTGGGCTGAGTGGTGGGGCGGTCGGGTGCTGTGCCGGCTGGGGCGGTGCAACGTGTCGTGTCGTGGCCGGGTCGATCATTGGTGGGATTCCCGTGCCGGGCGGACGAGGCGGATGAGGCGGGACCGATGAACGATCTAGACCCGGTTGACCGTGAGGTGATCCGCACGGTGCGCAAGACCGCCCGGGGTGGATGGGTCGGGGCGGGTGCCGTGCTGGTCGGGGCGGTGACGGCGACGTATCTGTTCGGGCCGCTGCCGGGTGTGGTGGTGGGCGGCGCGCAGGCGCTGTTTTTCGTGCTGTTCTACGTCGCTGTGAAGGCTGAGGCGTGGGCGAACGGCTACCGGCATCGGGCTCAGCGATGACGGCCGGGGGGCCGATGGCGCGGGCGGTAGCGGCGGCGTTGGCGACGCGGGGGCGGGCCGCGGTGCGTAAGGAGGACCGGGGTGCCGAGCAGCTCGCCCGCCGCTACGCGCAGCTACTCGACGCGGCGGCGATGCCCGCCCGTCACCGCAAGCACGTCGAGGGTTTGGCGCTGGCGCTGGGCGAGTTGGCCGAGGTGTCCCCGCTGGCGGCCGAGGCGGCGCGTGAACATCTTGAGCGGGTGGCCGAGGCGCTGTCGGAGCACACCGTCGCCAGCGATCTAGGGCCGAAGTTGCTAGCTACGCTGACGGCATTGGGCCTGACTCCGGCGGGCCGTGGCGTGAAGGGCGGCACGGGTGGGGGCGTCAGCAAGACCGTCGACGAGCTTCGCCAACGGCGCGCTACTCGCGCCGCACGGGCTGGTGCTGGGGAGCACTGAGCCTCGGCTGTGGACGCCGCCGCTGCGTCCGCTGACGCCGGATACCTCGTACGGGTTCGACGTGAACGGGTTCGCCCGCGACGTGGTGCGGATGCCGTATGACCCGTGGCAGGAATGGCTGTTGATCCACGCCGGTGAGCTGCTGCCCGACGGCCGGCCACGGTTCCGGATCGTGATCGTGATCGTGGCCAGGCAGAACGGGAAGACGCATGTGCCGGTGGTGCTCACGCTGTACTGGCAGTTCATTGAGCGGGTGCCGTTGATCCTGGGGACGTCGACGAAGCTGGACTACGCCCGTGAGAGTTGGCAAAAGGCGGTCAAGCTCGGGCGTCGCTGCGCCGATCTGGATCCGATGAGGCCGGCGAAGTGGACACGTGAGACCAACGGGGAACAAGTCTCGTGGGCGATCGAGGTTGACGGTGACGGGGTGCCGGTGCGCAACGGCGACGAGTACCGGTACAAGATCGCGGCGAGCAATGAGGAAGGCGGGCGGTCGCTGACGATCGACCGTCTGCTCTGCGATGAGCTGCGCCAACACCACGACTACAGCGCATGGGATGCGGCCGAACCGGCGGTGTCGCCGTGGGATGCGCAGATCTGGGGTCTGTCCAACGCCGGCGACGACCGGTCGGTCGTGCTGAACGATCTCCGCGATGACGCGTTGGAGTTCATTCAGACCGGGGTCGGGGACTACCGGCTGGGGCTGTTCGAGTGGTCGGCGCCGGAGGATGCGGATCCGGCCGACATTCACGCCCTGGCCCAGGCGAACCCGAACCTGAATCGGCGTCTTGACGGTGAGGCCCTGGCGGCGAAGGGGGCCCGGGTCAAGCGCAAGGGCGGTGAGGCGCTGACCGGGTTCAAGACCGAGAACATGTGCATTCATGTGCGGCTGCTCAACCCGGCGCTGGACCCTGGAAAGCTGGATGACTGTCTCGAGCTCGGCGACCTCGAGGCGTTGCGGGATCGGGTGGCGTGGTGCGTGGACGTCTCGAAGGACGAGGCCCATGCCACGCTGGCCGCCGCCGCGGTGCAACCCGACGGGCGGGTACGTAGCGAGCTGGTCAAGGCTTGGGCCGGTCCGTCGTGCGTGGCCGACCTCGAGCACGACCTCCCCAGGCTGGTGGCGACGGGTCGGCCGCGTGTGCTCGGGTGGTTCCCGTCCGGGCCCGCCGCCGCGGTGGCGACGACGCTGAAGGACCGCAAGCTGCCGGGCTGGCCGCCGCCCGGCGTGAGCGTGGACGAGATCCGCAGCGAGGTACCCGCGGTCTGCATGGGCTTAGCGACGCAGGTGCGTAGCGAGCAGTTCGTGTGGTCGGATGATCCACTGTTCAAGGCCCAGGCGGAGCGGGTGGAGAAGCTGACACGCGGCGACGGGTGGGTCTTCTCGAGACGTGGCAACGGGCACTGTGATGCGGTGTACGCCACGGCCGGGGCGGTGCATCTGGCCCGGACGTTGCCACCGCCGGTGGGCAGACCGCGGCTGGTCGGGGTGTCGTGACAGACCGATTCCGGTCAGGTTGTCAAGCGTGCCGCGCCGGCGTGTTTCGGCCTGGGGAGTCCGTTAATGATCGCGGCGTGTCAGAATCCCGGCATGGGTCTGTGGCAGCTTGTGCGGCGGCTGCTGTTCGGCGCCAGCGAGACGGAGACTGAACCGCGGCCGATTGACCAGCTGATCGCGTCGATGCTCGGCGCAGTGGGGTCCAACCCGCGGGCGACCAAGTCAGAGGCGCTGTCCATCCCGGCGATGGTGCGGGGCCGTAACATGATCTGCTCGATTGCGACGCTGCCGTTGGTGCAATACGACCCCAAGCGTCGCCGGGTCCCGTCGCCGTTCTTGCAGCAGATCGACCCCGACGTCGCGAACGTGGTGACCCTCGCCCAGACCGTCGAAGACCTCGTCTTCGAGGGGATCGCATGGTGGCGGATTAAGGCGTTCGACTGGTCCGGATTCCCCGCATTCGCGATGCGCCTCGACCCGGGCGTCGTGTCGGTCGACCCGCCGGAGGGGCGCTCGCCGGCGCCGCTGCCCTCGGGGCTGGACCCGCGTGAGGGTGTTGTCTGGGTTGACGGCGAGGCGGTTGACGCGGGCGAGATCATCCGGTTCGACTCGCCCAACCCGGCGGTGCTGAAGTTCTGCGGGCGGGTGATCCGCAGGGCCCGGCTGATCGACGAGATCTCGTCGACGTACGCGGACAACCCCCGGCCATTGGACTACTTCAGCCCGGTCGAGAATGCCGACCCGATCCCTGACAAGGAGATCACCGGCATTCTCGACATGTGGCGGGAGTGGCGTAAGAAGCGGGCGACCGGCTACGTGCCTGCGTCGCTCAAGTACAACTCGGTGGACTCGCCGTCCCCGGCTGACTTGCAGCTCGTCGAGCTTCAGAAGCAGGCCGGGCTGGAGCTGGCTAACCTGCTCGGCGTTGACCCTGAGGACCTGGGAATCAGCACGACCGCACGCACCTACCAGAACAACATTGACCGGCGCCGGGACCGGATCAATGACGTGCTCTCGCCGTACATGCGGGCGATCTCCGATCGTCTGTCGATGGGCGACGTGACCAAGCGCGGATACACGGTCGGGTGGCTGCTCGACGACTACCTCAAGAGCAACCCGACCGAACGGTGGACCACCTA